ATCTAATTTTAAAAAGAAATCTCCGTACTTACACATATTACGAATCCACGGCCACATATTAAATTCAATGTTTAATATGTCATAATATAAATTATATAATATTTTTTGTATATGAGTTTTATTTGTTTTAATAGTTAATATATCACCAAATTGATCTGCTAAAGTTGATTCATCAGAGTATATATCTAATGCAGAAGATATTATTGGATCTTTATCCATCATTTCATAATCGGTATACAATTGCATACGATTCTGTTGCATGTAGTAATTCGAATCATATCCGCCATAACCACCCATATTATGTTTAGTTGTGCCGTGTAATCGATTGTATCTATCCGTTAATTTGCTTTGTGATAAATTCCCCAATGACTGTAATCTATTTGTATCGACTATTTTTAGTCGATCCTTGCCGTACTTACGTACTATTACATTGGTGGAAAATAAATTTCTTAAACGTTTTCTTAATGATGCCATTGTTTTCTTTTTTTATATAAATATATCTTATTACAGAAGCCAGGTTAAATTTTCGTCTTCTGACCCGTTGTTCCACTTCCAACTATCATTTTCATTAGAATTATTATTTGTGTAAATTGTATTGTCTGTTTTTCTAAATTGTGATAATGCCCTTTTATTCAATTCAATTCCATGTTGTCTTAACTTTAAACTAGTATCTCGTAACCATAACCCTATTGCATAACTCATTACTAAATCATCATTATACCCAACTTGTGCTTGTGCTTTACCATTAAGCCAAACAAATACAAATAACTCCTGTATAAGTCGTTTTGATTTAATAACCGGCGTTCCTTCTCTCATATACATTTCTAATGCGGATATCATTAACGGCCGGGTTCTACTTGTGGTTGACACTCCAGGAACCATTTTTGTTTTATCTTTTATGTCATATCCTTTTTGTAATTGAACTTCTAAATCTACATATCCTTCTGTTTTATATGTATAAAATAAATTTTCATAGTTTCTATCTAATGCTGGTTGTACTGCTGCCCAACCTATATTTGCATTTTCAATTGCTAATAATGCGTTATTCCATTCAGTTGCAACTGACACTAACATGTTACCAAAATCTTTCGGTGGTAGCTTTCCTTTATACTCTGCTACCTGTGTTATAGTTTGAACATCTATTACATGAAATGCAGACCAATCTGATGCGTCGCCCCGTGCTACATCAGCTACGACTATATAATTTTTTGTATAATCTGGGTAGTCCCAGATCCAATATCCATTATCATACCCTCTTTTTTCAACCGGCTCTTCACATTTTAATTCGTATTGTTGCAATATTAATCCATCTACTACAGTGTGTCCTGATGATATAAAATCGCAATCACACTCTTGTGCTGCTCCTCTTTCGCCTAATAGTTTTGTTTGGTCATTTCTCCACGATTGATTTCGTTCTGGGTGTAGATTCCATTTTAATTTAATAGTTTCGAACCCATTAATTCCAGCTTCTGCGTCACTCCAAATTTGATGAAACCAATTCCCTAAACCATTTGGGGTAGATAATACAATTGCTCCGCCACCTGTTGATAATGTAGCCTGTGATGCTATCCATATTTCTTCAATGTTTCTAATAAATGCTGCTTCATCTACTATTAATAAAGATAATGCTTCTGACCGTGCTCCAGTAGAAGAACTTGATATTGCTTTTATTTCAGATCCATTTTTAAATTTCAATGATAATTTATTGTTTGTAGTTATCATTGTTTTCAGCCAACTCGGTAAATTTTCATTCATTATTTGAACTTTACTTACTAAGTTTTTTGCTACATCTTGTGTTGTTGCAATAACAAGTACATTGAAATCTTCATTAAATAACATACACCAAAGTGCATACCCAGCAGATAATGTTGAAATTCCCAGTTGCCTGGATTTAAGAATTACATTATATCTGTTTGCTTGTAATGTAGATAATGATTCTTCTTGAAATGGAAATAAATCGAATTTAATTTTTCCTTTTAAAGGATGTTGGATATAGCAAAACTGCCTCATAAAGTATACCGGGTCGGTAGCACACTTTACATACTGTTCTTGAATTATTTCTTTTAAATCTTTTTGAGCCATATTATTGAACCACTTCTACAATTAACTTTCCGGTCAATACCGTAGTTAATATACCAGCGCCAAACCAAATGATTTTGCTATCATGCCATTTTGGTTTTATAAGTTCTTCTCGTTCAATATATAAATCAATGTTACTGTTTAGTAAATCAATTTGTTGTTGATAATATAATTTTTGTAATGAATCTAATTTATTTAAATGTTCTAAACTATATATTAAATTATCTTGTTTTATTATAATATCATTGTTAACAGAATCTAAATAATATAATGAATCTAATGTTTCAGATATATCATGTATTTGTTCTTCTGTAAAACAAGTATCAACAGTTTGTGTAAACGAAAAAACTGGTAACAATAATAATATAATAAAAATTTTTTTCATTTCCGAGTTTTTTTGATTATATTTTCCTTAGCACCTATAGTTGTTCTTTTTGGTACGATAATATCATCTTTATTCTTTTTTGTTTCTGTTAAGTCTTCTTTTTGTTCTTTAATATCAGCTTTTACTTCAGCTTCTTCTTTTTTAATTCGTTCTAATTTCCCTGCTAATTTATCAATTTTTGAATTATTTTTATCAATCTCTTCATCTGTTTTATCTAATTTATTTGCAGTTATTTTTCTAGAAATTAGAAATATTACTCCAAATAGTGCAACAATTGCTCCTACAATTATTTTCCAATATTTTTTAATCGTCTTCATTTTCTTCTTTATTTAAATTTTCTAAAAATTCTTTTTTGAATTCATTAAATTGTTCTTGTACCTTTTCTTCAAACTCGTCTGGAGTCATTTTTGCTGCCCATGTCTCTGTTAAGCCATCTGCATTAGTAACCAATGTACTAGCTTCAGTATACGCTTTTTTTAACATATTAACATCATCTTCTGCTGTTTTTATCCAAGCAACTGCATTATTTTTTATTCTATTTTTTTCATACTCATCATATTTTCCTTCAATGCGCAACTGATGTTCCATTTCGATGACACAGTCAAAACATTTTCCATGATATACACGCATCTTGTTGTCTAATCGATTTGGAGTTTTACATGTACATGTATCTTTAGGACAATTTGGAAATGAATTTAAATATTTTTTTATTTCAGCTGAAATTGAATTTTTTGGTTTTTTTACACGAAATCCATTTTTTTGTTCAATAACATAAACAGTACCGTTTGCATTTGTTTCTTCCCAAATATCGCCAACTTCGTGTTTTTTATTTAATTCTGCTTTTTGTTTTGCGTCTGTAAATCCATGGGTTTTTTTTGTTTGAAACGCGTGATTGCCTTCAAGCATTTGTTTCACTGCTTTTATATTTTGTAACTTTTTTGACATATGATCCTTTTTATAATTTTGATATAGCTCGATCTACTACTCTTTTTAATAAACCAATTTTTCCAATTTTTTGCTTTCTGTCATCTTCTGCTGTAATTTTTTGTACTACATTCATAATCATTTTTATTTGTTGTACTATATTTGGTTTTTGTTGTACTGCCAATACGAAATTGTTAATACGAGCGTCTCCCTGTTGTCCGTCTCCGTCTGGATCATTTGTGTCCACCGGCGTTTCCTCACCTTCGGGTGGAGCTTCTGGAGCAGGAGCTTCTGGAGCAGGAGCTTCTGGAGCAGGGGGTGTTTCTGGTGCTGTTGCGGCACCAGTTGGGGCTGGCATTTCTGGAGTTGCTTCTGGAGCAGGTGCGTCTGCAGGTATTGCTGGTGCTTCTGGAGCAGGGGGAGGTTCTGGTGTATCTTCAAGTGGCTTTTCTTCGGGTGCTTCTACTACTTTTGACAATTCAGCTTCCATTATAAATGATTGAATTTTTTTACGTACTATTTCCCTAACTAATTTTTCTTTTTGTTCTTTAGTTAATTTTTTTATTTTTGACATATAGCCACCATCTATTTTTGACATTGTTTCAATATAATCTTTTGCATCTGCTTCTACATTTTTATCAAATGTTTTTAATGCGTGTTTAGCCATCTTAGGATCTCCGTCTTGCATATCTTTTATTGGATATGCCCTATCAGAATCTTTTACATCATAAACCATATTTTCAGAATCGCCTATATCTGAATATTTAATTTTTCTAGGAACATCTGGTTGTGGTTCGCCTGATGCGTCTAATACCATATTTTCGGTCTCTTTTCCCTCATAATCTTTTAGATCTTTTCTGGGTTTATGTTTTTTATTTTCTGGTTTTTTATACTTTTTAGCCATAGCTATTGCCTTATTTTTAATATAAATATTATCTAGAATACTTTACAATGTTTAATATCTG